GAGTCAACACAATCATCTAATGTTAAAACAACCGTAGATACGGCAACTTCAAGTTCATATGCAGTCTTAGACTCAACTTGGATTTATCAGTATGACAGGTACAACGACAAATACTGTTGGATACCTGCAAACGGACACACCGCTGGAATTATGGCAAGATCAGACCTTCAAAGAGATGCATGGGTAAGTCCTGCAGGATTCTCAAGAGGTCAATATCTAGGAATAACTAAGATTGCATTCAACCCGAAACAAGCATCTAGAGATGACCTGTATCGTGCAAGAGTCAATCCAGTAACAACATTTCCAGGCCAAGGTACAGTTTTATTCGGTGATAAAACTGCATTATCAACACCTTCAGCATTCGATAGAATCAATGTACGAAGATTGTTCATAGTCTTAGAGAAAGCAATATCAACAGCTGCAAAAGCACAATTGTTTGAATATAATGATTCATTCACTAGAGCACAATTTAGAGCTGCAATAGAACCGTTCTTAAGAGATATTAAAAATAGAAGGGGTTTAATAGACTTTTCAGTAGTTTGTGATGAAACAAACAATACTGACAGTGTAATGGATAGAAACGAATTTGTTTGTTCTATCTTCGTTAAACCTGCTCGTTCAATCAACTATATAACTTTGAACTTTGTCGCTGCTCGAAGTGGTGTTCAGTTTGAAGAAATTTATTCAGCAGTCTAATTAGGAGTATATAAATGTCAACAATAGATCAATTTAAAGCACAATTAACTGGTGGTGGCCCACGAGCTAACAAGTTCAAAGTCTACTTACCTCGTGCAGGAAATAAAATTGAATTCCTAGCAAAGGGTGCATCAATACCAGCGGCAACAATTACTCAGGTAGAGGTTCCCTATAAAGGAACTATCCTCAAACTTGCCGGAGATAGAACCTTTACAGACTGGTCAGTAACAATTTTTAACGATAATGAATTTTCCGCTAGAACTGCATTAGAACAATGGCAGGGAGAAATTCAAGGTTACGGTACTACTACAGGAAGTTCAACAACAGATTACTTGTTATCAAGAGCGTTTGTTGAACAGTTAGGAAGAGATGACTCTGTTCTGGCGAGATATGAATTTTTCAACATGTTCCCAACTGAGATTGCAGCCATCGACTTAACTTTCGATGCAGCGACCCAAGTTGAAGAATTTGCTGTAACTTTTGCATATTCTCACTGGGAAAGAGTAATTTAAGTAGTTTTAAGGTGAAGAATAGCACTTTAAAGGTGTTATAAATAATAGTATGGATATATTTGGATTTGAAATTTCCCGTAAAAAGGATGAATTAAGAGCTGCAGATACACTGAAGGCAAAATCGTTTGTCCCTAGTGTAGATGATGATGGAACACCTGTTGTTAGTCAAAACGCAGGTTATATCGCAGGGGGTGCTTATGGTGCCTATGTCGATATGGAAGGTGGTATCAAGAATGAGGTTGAACTTATTCGTAGATACAGAGAAACTTCACTTGTTCCTGAATGCGATGCAGCTATTGAAGATATAGTTAATGAGTGTATCACTTCGGATAGTGCCGATAGGATAGTAACACTCGACCTCAGAGATGTGAAACTCTCTGATAGCATCAAGAAAAAGATGCAAGACGAGTTTTACAACATCTTATCAATGATGAGGTTCAATCAGAACTCTCATGAAATATTCCGAAAATGGTACGTTGATGGAAGGATTTACTTCCATAAGGTTGTTGATGGCAATCGTACTAAGCTAGGTATTGTTGACATCAGACAAGTTGACCCTCTTAAGATTAAGAAGGTTAGGAATGTCGAAACCAAGAAAGAGAAGGGTATTGAAATTATTTCGAAAACGGAAGAATTTTATATCTTTAATGAAAGGGGTTTCGATAAAACTGGTACTAATGAAGGTACAACAGTAAGAATTGCACCTGAGGCAGTATGTTATACTACTTCGGGATTGTTAGATTTTAACAAGAATGCAGTTATTGGGTATTTACATAAAGCATTGAAGACTGCGAATCAGTTATCAATGATGGAAGATGCACTGGTAATCTATAGATTATCTAGAGCTCCTGAAAGAAGAATATTTTACATAGATGTAGGTAATCTTCCAAAGGCAAAAGCAGAACAGTACCTTGCGGATGTGATGAATAAGTATAGAAATAAACTTATTTACAATGCAGACACAGGGGAGATCAAAGATGATCGAAAACATATGAGTATGTTAGAAGATTTTTGGTTACCTAGAAGAGAGGGTGGTAGAGGAACAGAGATTACCACATTGCCAGGCGGACAAAACCTTGCAGAAATTGATGATGTAGAATACTTCAAGAAGAAGTTATACCAATCATTAAATGTTCCTAGTTCTAGAATGGAAGCTGATAACGGATTCAATATGGGTCGGTCATCAGAGATTTCTAGAGACGAACTTAAGTTTAATAAGTTCACTAACAGGCTTCAGAAGAAGTTTGCTAGAGTGTTTACAGATATTTTAAGGACTCAGATGATTCTTAAAGAGGTAATAAACGGTGAAGAGTTTGATAAGTTGCGAGACTTCATACAATATGACTTTACTGCAGACAATCACTTTACAGAGTTAAAGGAACAAGAGATTCTTAGAGAAAGGTTGGAAGCACTTCAGACTGCTGGTGACTATGTAGGAAAGTATTTCAGTAAAGAATATGTAAGAAAATACATCCTAAGACAGACAGAAGAAGACATCAAGTTAATTGATGCACAGATTAAACAGGAAGCCGAGGACGGAGACGACCAAGGTGACGGAGACGGATTTTACGATCAAACTGAAGTAGGAGATAAATAATGAGTAAGATAGCAAGAGAAATCGTAGATACTGTGGAAAAAGGGGAACTTGCAACTGCAAAAGACCTAATAGGACAGGGTATCAAAGAAAAGGCTGCACAGGCAGTAGATTTTAAACGAGTTGAAAGTCAAGTTGACTGGATGGACAAAACAGAAGAAGCGAAGGACTAGATGAAAACTTTTGGACAAGTATCAGTAGAGTTGAATGAAGCAAAGAATAAATTGCCTTCAGGACACAAAGAGGTTAAAACCGATACATCCAAAATAGGTTCTCAAAACTTGGACATTGTTTATGCTAGTTATAAGGGAAAGATTCACGTTTTTGTTAACAATAATCTTTTTACAGGTGATGCACCGTATAAAGACCTTAAGACTGCAGAGAAAGAATTTAAAGATATCAAAAAAGTTATGAAGAACATGGGTGAAGAATTTGATGTCAACATCGAGGAAATAGTAAATGAAATTAATAGCTGAGTTTAACGAAAGTATATCACCAGTAATTACCGAGTCAAAAAACGGTAAGAAAGACTACTTTATTGAAGGTGTCTTCATGCAGGCGGATATAAAAAATCGTAATGGAAGAGTTTACCCTAAAGCCATTATGGAAAAAGAAGTTACTCGTTATGTAAAAGAATTTGTTGAGAAAGACCGTGCATTCGGTGAGTTGGGACACCCTGAAGGGCCAACTATTAACCTTGACAAAGTATCACATCTTATCCAGTCCTTAGCCTTAGAAGGTAAGAACTATGTGGGTAAGGCAAAGATTTTGAGTACTCCAATGGGTGAGATTGTTAAAGCTCTCATCAATGATGGTGCTAAATTAGGTGTATCATCTAGAGGTTTGGGTTCACTCGAACAACGAGGTAATGCACAGTATGTTAAAGACGATTTTCAACTTGCAACTGCAGGTGATATCGTTGCCGACCCATCCGCTCCTGAAGCATTTGTCGAAGGAATCATGGAAGGGGTCGAGTGGATATATCAGAATGGTATCCTCACACAAGTCCAATTAGAAGAAATGCAAACAGAATTAAAATCTGCACGACTAAATAAGTTGGAAGAAACTAAGTTAAATCTATGGAAAAGGTTCGTTGAGAGTCTATAACATATAAATAAAATAAAGTAACACATAAAGTGTTAAAACAGGAGAAAAAAATGGCAGAGTTAGAAAATAACCTAGAGACAACTGAAGAAGTTGTTGAAACAGTTCTAGAGGAAGGGCAACCTGACGCTAAAGCTGAAAAAGGTGACAAAAAACCAGTCAAACAAGGTTCATCCGATGCCGCGACTATAGGTCAAGGCAAAGCTGAAGTCGTCCCAGTTGAAACCAATCCTGTTGACAAAGCAGTTAAAGCAATCAAAGACGCTGAGAAGAAAGTTCCTTCAAACGAAGGTGATCCTCAGAAGAAAGGTGCTGGTAAAGCTGAAAAAGCAGACAAAATTAAAGAAGAAACTAAACCTTCTAAAATGGAATCAATTAAAGCTATCGTCAACAACATGAAGGAAATGACTAAGGAAGAACTTCAGACAGTATTGGGAACAATATCTGAATCTGAGACTGACGAGAGTTTGACAAAGGCAGAGGTTGCAAGAGCAGTCGTTGAGTCTTTGAAGAGTATGGACGAAGATAAAGTAGGGGAAATCCTTGCATCTATGTCTAAACTTGATGAAGTTAAGGAAGAAGAAGAAGAAGCAGTTGCTGAAGAAGTATCTGCAGATTTAGAATCTTCGCTTGTTGAAATTGAAATAGATGACGACCTATCAGCAATTTCAGAAGCATTAGACCTTTCCCCAGAAAATGCTGAAAAGGCTAAAACAATCTTTAAAGCTTCTGTACAATCAAAAGTACAAGAAGTTAAAGAACAACTTGATGCAAAATATCAAGAAGAATTAAAAACTACAGTTAATGCTGTCAAAGACGACCTTTCGGAAGCCGTTGATAAGTACTTAACCTATTGTGCAGAAGAGTGGACGAAAGAAAACGAACTTGCAATAGAGCGTGGTTTGAGGTCAGAAATGACTGAAAACTTTATCGAAGGATTAAAAACATTGTTCGTAGAACATTATGTTGACGTTCCTGAAGATAAGTATGATGTTATCGATGAACTCGCAAATCGTCTCGAAGAGATGGAATCTAAACTTGACGGTGAAGTGTCTAATAATATGGCAATCACTGAAGAAAATGATTCCCTCAAGAGAGGCAATGTAGTATCAGAAGCATCGAAAGATTTGACTGATACTCAAAAAGAGAAACTATCTTCTTTAGCAGAAGGTGTGGACTACAAAGATGAAGCAGATTTCGCTGAGAAAGTTGCAGAAGTCAAAGCAGCCTACTTCCCTGTTGAAGGTGAAAAGGTAGTTACTGAGACCTTAGTTGTTGAAGGTGCTAATGAATTCGAAGTTGAACAAACAGAGAAAGTATTAGACCCTACAATGAATAAGTATACTCAAGCAATATCAAAACTTAAACCATTAGGTTAAAGTTTAATTTAAAGGAAAAATACAATGTTTCTATCAGAAAACTTACAAGAAAAGTGGCAACCGATTCTAGAACACTCTGATCTTCCAAAGATCGAAGACAACTACAAGCGTGCTGTTACTGCTGTTATCCTTGAAAACCAAGAGAAAGCTCTTAACGAGCAGAACTTGCAAGAGGCAGCACCTTTAAATGCTACTGGAACAGGCGTTTCTAACTGGGATCCGATTTTGATCTCACTAGTTAGACGTGCTATGCCAAATCTCGTTGCGTACGACATTTGTGGAGTTCAACCAATGACTGGCCCTACAGGGTTAATCTTTGCTATGAAAGCAAGATATAACGATTACCCTTCAGGAACAAGACTAGCTAAATCAGAAGCTATGGGAATAGACGAAGTTCAAACTGACTATTCTTCAGGTGTAAACCCAACAGCAGACGGTGTCCTTGCGGCACAAAATGCTGATCCGTTTGCAGGCGCATACGCTTCCGATACAGGTGCAGGCATGTCCACCGCTTCAGCAGAAGCTTTGGGTGATGTTGAAGCATCTAACGGTTTTGCACAAATGGGATTCTCTATCGAGAAAGCCACTGTGACCGCCAAGTCAAGAGCATTAAAAGCAGAATACACATTAGAATTAGCACAAGACCTTAAAGCAATCCACGGTCTTGATGCAGAATCAGAATTAGCAAATATTCTTAGTTCTGAAATTTTAGCAGAAATTAACCGTGAAGTTGTCAGAAATGTCAACATCCAAGCAAAAACAGGTGCATCCGCAGCTGCAGTTGCTGGAACATTCAACTTAGATGTTGATGCTAACGGAAGATGGTCTGTTGAAAAATTCAAAGGTCTATTATTCCAAATCGAAAGAGAATCAAATGCAATCGCTAAAGAAACTCGTAGAGGTAAAGGAAACTTTATTCTATGTTCTTCAGACGTAGCATCTGCTCTTTCAATGGCAGGGGTATTAGATTACGCTCCTGCATTATCTACTTCTTTGAATGTTGATGACACAGGCAATACATTTGCTGGTGTTCTTAACGGACGAGTTAAGGTTTATGTTGACCCTTATGCAGGCGTTGACTACTTAACAGTAGGTTATAGGGGTACTAATCCTTATGATGCTGGTCTTTTCTATTGCCCATACGTTCCATTACAAATGGTTCGTGCAGTAGGTGAGAACACTTTCCAACCAAAAATCGGTTTCAAAACTCGATATGGTATGGTAAGTAATCCATTCGTAGGTACTACACCTGCAAGTGGTCTTGCATCTGCAGGTACTAACCAGTACTACAGAAAATTTGCAGTTTCTAACATTCTGTAAATTAAAAGTTTTAAGTAACTTTAAAAAAGGTCTCTCACGAGACCTTTTTTTTTATCTCGGATAAGCGAAACCCCAATCACTTCTCACTCTTCAGTAGGTTAATTGGGGTCTCTAGTTAGGGTCTTCTATCTCACAATCGTTATTTGTTTTTGACTCCTATCTTTCAAGGCAAGGGAACGACACCTCGGTTTCTCCTAACATAACTTAAAAATCTCCATCTGCAACTTGGATTACATTCAATCCTCTTGATCTCCACATCTCAACAACAGAGTTTCTATCGTCAAAGACCATGTCAATCTTACCAACATGTTCTTCGAACAAGTCTGCAATTTCAGTCTTAAATACTGCATCAGTTCTAAAGTCATCGTTTCCTCTCAAGAACAAGTCACATGAATCAACACCTATCCACTCCTTAATTTGAGCTTCGGTGATATCTCTTTCGGTTTCATTCCTTGCAGAGAAAAAGACTACTCTATCCCCTTGTGCAATGAACCTCTTTGCAATATCACACACCCATTGGTTAGGGGTGTCATTTACGGTTTCTGACTTGAAAGAACCCCAATCTGCAGGAGTATTTTCTACAAAATGTCTCCTATGTTGCATATCGGCAATAGTTCCGTCAATGTCAAATATAATATTTTTTCTTTCTATTTCCATACTACTAGTATATCAGAAAATGGTAGTCATTGTCAAGTAGTTTTTTAAATGACCTAAATACTATGGTAAAGAATAATCTTTACATGACACATACACACAGGAGAAAATTATGTCAAACACAAATAAATCAGGGTTCGAAATCAGAGCTGACTTACTAGGTCAAGCACAAGGGATATTAGAGTCCAACTTCCAAAGAGAAGTAGATTCTATCTACGCCCACAACGATAGTTTCCCTAACGATAAGAAACCCTTACCGCTAAGAGAAATTACTGGTGAAGAAGTTATTCGTACAGCGAGACAACTTAACGAGTTCGTAACCGAAAAGTAATGACACTATGGGGGGAAACCCCCATTTTACCTAAATATAAAATTATGACAAACTACGAAAAAACAGTAAAGATTCTAGAAGGGCCATGGGAGAAAGCAAATTTTCCACAAGGGAAAGAAAACACCAAAGATGTGCTTTCTAGAAAAATAGTTACTACATATGTCCAAGACGGATACCTATGTGAGATGACCAGTATTAGAGAGTATAGGGGTGATGATTACCATGATACCAAGTCAAATAAAAGGATAATAAAACTAGATGGCTGAAATAGATATCAACAAGTCGATTCTTAATAAGAATAATTTTAGACTATTAATAGATAAGGTTCCTACAGTTGAGTACTATGTACAATCTGTAACCCTTCCCGGCTTATCATTTACTGAGATTGTTGCAGAAGCAGGGGTTGGGTTAGATGTATATTGGCCTGGCGATAAGGTTACCTTTGATACACTAAGTGTAACTTTCCTAGTTGATGAAGATTTAGCAAACTACCAAGAGATATACGATTGGATAAATTCAATAGTACCCATAAGTGACCCAAGTGCTTACGGAACATATACTGGTGCAACGAAGAATCCTATAGGTATATCAAGTCTAAATGAAGATAACCTAAACACAATGTCACAAATCACACTAGTTACTAACACTAATAAAAACTTACCTAACAGGTATTTCCACTTTCATGATGCATTTCCAATCTCTTTAGGATCGTTGGAGTTACAATCAGGTGCAGAAACCGAACCAGTGTCCTGTACATGTGAGTTCAGATTTACCTATTACGAGATCAAAACCACTAGTTAAAAACATACTTTCGTGGTATAATATATTATGAACTTAGAAGAGATAAAGACCCAGTGGACGAAAGATTGTGAGATTGATGATATTCAATTAGATCATGCATCCCTTGAAGTACCCAAATTACACGCAAAATACCTAGACCTTCTTACTAGTAAGATGTTATTGTCTAAACAATATCAGATGAAATACGACACACTACTTAGAGATAAGTGGATGTGGTATAATGGTAAGTTTGGTCAGGACGAACTAAAAGCACTAGGTTGGGAACAATTTGATTTAAAAATCATGAAGGCAGATTTGCATTATGTTTTTAATGCAGATGCAGACCTACAGGAACTAAAGGCAAAACAAGAGTATATCAAAATAACTATTGACTATCTAAAAGATTGTATGCAAAATATAACTTGGAGACACCAAACGATACGAAACACTATCGATTGGAGAAAGTTCATGGCGGGAACTTAATATGATATTAGAAAACTATGTATGGCAAGCACCTTCATTCTTTTCACCTCAAGAAATTGCAGACCTACATCATGCAGCTGATAAACTTCCATTTCAGGTTGGTCAAATCGGAGAAAGTAATAACGATAAAGATTCCCAAATCGAAGGTGGAGATGAAAATCTAGAGATTCGCAGTTCTCAAGTAAAATGGTTTGTTCTAGAACAAGGACATATGCCTGATCATCTTCTTAAGAAGATACACGATGCAACCAATATGGCCAATGCGGATGCACGATGGAATCATCAATGGGAATCAATGGAGAATCCCCAATATACAATTTACAATGAACAACCAAACAGGAAGGGTGATTTTTACACTTGGCATACAGATGCAGGCCCTAAACCCTATGCGAGTGGTCTACATAGAAAACTCAGTATGACTATTCAATTAAACACCCCTGATGAATATGAGGGTGGTCACTTCCAGTGGTTAGAACCACATCGAGAATTTGATCAAATGAAAGGTCAAACTCCTAATATAAACATGACTAATTCCATGAGAACACTACCTTTTTCTATGAGAGAAATTGGAAGTGTCGCTGTGTTCCCTTCTTTTTTATACCATCAGGTAACCCCAATCCTTAGCGGTACTCGTAAATCATTAGTTGTATGGTTTACTGGTAAACCCTATGTCTGATACTGTAAAAGTTTCTAAAGTAAACGAAGTATTTCTTAAGGTCGATTGTGATGATGGACTTGCAAAGGAGTTATTCGAATTCTTTTCGTTTAAAGTTCCCAACGCAAAATTCATGCCTTCCTATAAGAACCGAATGTGGGATGGTAAGGTATACCTGTTCTCTATTAAAACACACAAGATTTATATTGGACTACTTCCATATGTGGATGAGTTCTGCAGAGAACGAGGATATAATTTTGAAGGGATTCATGATATTATTGGAACCAAGACAAGAGCATTGTGTAGTCAAAAATGGTTAGCAAGTTTAAACCTGCCATTCGAACCTAGAGAGTATCAAATAGATGCATTCAACACTGCAATACAATACGGAAGACAACTATTACTTTCACCAACTGCAAGTGGTAAGTCATTAATCATATACTTACTTGCACGGTACTATAATAAGAAAACTGTAATCATCGTACCCACAACTTCACTGGTTGAACAGATGAGTAAGGATTTCGTGGAGTATGGTTATAAAGAACCTATCTGCAAAATCTACCACGGTCAACCTGTATTTGATGCACCTATAACAATTACTACATGGCAGTCATTCAGTAAAGCACCTAAGAAGACCCTAGAATCAATTGATATGGTTGTCGGAGATGAAGCACATCTATTCAAGGCAAATGTATTGAAAGGTATTCTAGAAAAGATGAAGAACACTGCATTACGTTTCGGAACAACAGGAACACTAGACGGAACAGAGGTTCATAGATTACAACTCGAAGGATTATTCGGGCCTCTCAAGAAGGTTATCACCACCTCTGAGTTAATGGAAGACGGAACTATTGCAGACTTAAGTATTGATATCCTAGTCCTTAAACATAAGAAAGTTAAACTAGAAAACTACCAAGCAGAAATGGACTACCTCGTATCAAATGATAGTCGGAACGAATTCATATGTAACCTAGTGTATAGTCTAAAAGGTAATACTCTAGTATTGTTTCAATATGTGGAGAAACACGGAGTGTTGTTGCACAACAAAATGATGAAACGACTGGGAGATAAGTTACACTATGTATACGGTGGTACTGATGTAGTAGACAGAGAGGAAGTTCGTGAACTAGTAGAGAAGTCGAGAGATAATGTCATATTAGCGTCATACGG